GGCAACTCACCAGCAAGTTGTCTGTGTCGGATGTCGTGAACGTAAAAAACTCTATCCACCAAGTGCATGGAAAGAGCCTTTTCAAAATCTTCTATAGATTTGAATTTTCGATATGTACAACTATAAGAGTCAGAATCAATAACAAACGCAACGTCTGGAGCGACGTAGTAATGAGCGTTTATTACAGACAAATCTATTACATCGTCTCGAAGACATTTCATGTTTCACCAAATTTCTCGATTGAAATTCTCAAATAATCACCAGTTTTTAGTTCTTCTAGTATTTTCCAATAATCATCTGGAACATTATTCCTTTCGTCATCGAAAGCAACCTCCAATGAATTCATTGTTTCAAGTTTTTTCTTTGTACTTTCATCATCGTATAGCTTTAACGTGAATTCGGTTTTCACGAGTTTAAACCAAACGCTTCTAACGTATACTGAAATGGATTTTCAGGAATCTCACGAACAATTTGCAACATCTTTTGAGCAATCTCTCGAATTTCAAGCTGTGCGTGCTCTGAGTTGCGAAGTCTTTGAAAGTTTACGAAACTCCTAAAATTAAACATCACATCAGCTTGAATTTGAGAATTATAAGATTTAAAGAACCTAGCAGATTCCTTAGCTCTCTTGCGTCCAAGTTTAGGCGTGATGTCTTCTAAACACTGGTGATAAAGTCTATTTCCCAAATTGGCATAATCGGCAAGAATTTCCGTCCATTCTGTTCCTTCGATTGTGTCATAAGAATGTGATGCTTCAATGCCTTTCCAATCTTCCGGAATATAAAACTTATCTTCCTTAAGTTCTTTGTACCTAGCACTTTCGGCGTTTAAACTGGAAATTCGATGTTTCAAAATGTGGATGTGTGAAGCTATTTCGGTATCTACCAAGAAGTGCAAAATAGACTTTTCAAATGGAGTTTCATGTCCATTTTCAGCCAACATCTTCAACAACTTAGGAATGCGATCTTTCTTCTCATCTGTTAAATCTCTTGATGTAGATGTCCAAGCCGAACACGCATTGATTTCATCGCCACCATACCATCCAATTAGCTCTACTTTGTTTTCCATGTTGTTTCTCTCTGATTGTTTGAAATGCCACTTGCCAGATTGATCTTTATAATTCTATTTTCTTATGCCTATTTGCACAATAGATTTTTACTCAAAATCTTTCTGAATTTTTTAAGTCGATCAGAATATGCTTCGCCTATCATGTGATAAACGAAACAACCACTCCAATATTCTTCAGAATTGAACACACTAGCTGGCAATTCCTTAATCAGGTTTTCAGGATAATGACCTGATTCCAAAAGAGATATTATCGCAAGTTGCTCCCACCATTTGTTAAAAACATCACAATCATAATTCCAAACTTTATTTAAAAACTCTTTGTTAAACTCTGTGTTTTTCATCATAAATACACCAGCATTCAATGCAGCCCAATTACACGAAAAATAAAACAATTTGTTTTCTTCTATAAAATCTTCTAATTTTATATTCTTGTTTACAAAAATAGCATCTGCGTCAATCCAAAAAACATAATCATAGTCATCATCAAAAGCGTTTAAAATCTTTTTGATTTTGTACCACGACGCTGGTCTTTCTTTTTCAATAATACGAGATATCTTACAGTCATATCCATGTTTTTCGCAATAGCTACGAACATTAGGACTTGTAATGTCTTGTAGTTCAGAAAAATTTTCATCACAAGAAGTTAAAACAGAAAATTTCAAAACTTAACCTCGATTGAACGAAGTTTAAATGAGTTTTTTATTTTTCTTTTTTTTCTTTTCATCATCTTGAATAACACCACCAATCATATTAATCGGCTGTCGTTCAATAACACCACCAGAACCAATTGGACGAGCAAAAACAGCAATAGAACCTGTGCTTGTTTCAACTTCACGTAATTTGAGCCATTCAATAAATTTCACTTTGTTTTCCTTACATCATTGGAGGTTGAGATCCACCCATATCACCACCTGCTTGTTGTACGGCAGGTGTCCACCCAGATGTCAAAAATTTAATCAACTCTTCTCGATCCAGATGGTATCTTTTTCTGTCTTGATATTTTGACTTGTTCAATCGATTGCCGTGAAGATAACTTCGATTTCCCTTTTGGGGCTTCAACTCAATATCTGCACCTTGAGGCGTCATTGATCCTTTTACAATTTGCCATGCAGCCAACTTGTATAAAGTTTCTTGATTTGGCTTGCCTAATCCAAAATGTGCAGAAATCCAAGGCTCAGCTTCAAATATCTTTGTGAGATCGCTCCACTCAATACCCTCTTCGTCTCCAAGAGCATTGAAGTAATCCTGTTTCTTCTCCGTGTCTTTTGGCGATCCGCCCATAGCAGAATCACGAGTTTTTTCAGGACTTGGATCCATATCTTCTAATATAAACTGTTTAAAGCCGCATAAACTAGATTTCATAGTGATATATATCAAAGAGGGCTACAAATGAACAAAAATTATTTTAATACGCCATCACCAGGTTTTTCTAAGTTTAGGGAACTCATGGACACTTGGGATAGGCACTGCGTTATAGAAGAGCAAGAAACTAAAATCAACGATCTTTTAGATCGTCATGGAATGATATTATTTTTTAAAAAAGGCGGAGACCTTTACGGTGCACCAGAAGATAGTCGCCTTGTATTTGCCAAATTAAAAGACCATGAAGACAATGATGATCCTATGCAACCTGGATTTCGCGATGAAGCTAAATTTCTTGCAATCAACTTGATAAAATCTATGTTTGGATCAGAAGAAGATTCTGTTGAAACTTTATTTGGCAATCAAGATGTTCCAAAAATAAAAGTTTGCGACCGCGATGTTGTCATTCAACATTTAATGAATCATAAACCTAAGAAAAAGAAAAAATGAGTTTACCATTCGTAAAAGATAGCGGAAAAAGAAAATATCAATGCTTCGTGTGTGGAATGATGCACGAAGACTTTGAAGAATATAAATTGCATGTTATTGAAAATCACGAAAACGGTCGGGACTTTGTCATATGTCCTTTAGGTCGATGTGGTGCTCCTGTCAGAGATGTCAGAAGTCATTTCGCAGTTCATCACAAATATGATAAAATTCCAAAAAACTGCCAAATGAAAGCAATCGTGTGGAAGGACCAAAGAAGAGATGGAAAGCTTGTAAACAGAAAGCCAAAATTTCGTGAAGGCTATTTGGTTTCATCTAAAAACGGCGGAAAAGAAATGCACTACCGTTCTGGAATGGAATGCGATGTGTACGAGTGCCTTGAAGCCATGTCAGAGGTAATGTCGTATGCTGTTGAGCCATTCAAGGTTAAATACACATTCGAAGGCACACCACATGATTACAACCCAGATTTGAGCATTGTATTCGCCGATGGTCACACTGAAATATGGGAAATCAAACCATCAAATCAAACAACTCTGCCCAAAAATAATGCCAAGTGGACAGCCTGTGAACATTATTGTCAAGCAAGAGGATATCAATTTATGGTGCTGACAGAAGTTGGACTAAACAAAATGAAACAAAAAATTAAAAACAGATGATCGACTTATCCATCCAAAAGGGAAAGTCCATTTCTGAAGTGAGTTGCACTACCGTCAAGAAAAATCCACCTGACGGCTTAGTCTCATCTTTGTCGATCATCCAATTCATTATATCAATTGAGAAAGCCAAGGTAAAAGTTTTTCGTCAATTTTTTTATACAAGTCTTCCAAAGATCCATCATTGATCAAAAAATAGTGAAAAGATTTGGTAAATTCCTGTGAATCATCTTCTGGAATAAATCCTTCTTGAATGTTCTTTAAACACCATTCGACAACAGATCTAATTTCAGACTCTGATCGACTTTCATCATTGTTCAAATATCCTGGTCTATAAACAACAATGTTAAATCCGTCTTTTTCATTTGAAGCCATAGCTTCGTTAATATATCGACCGTCGCTAATTATGAGGTTCTTGTCTCGCAACCCTCTTTCATGCCACACATCTTCCTTCATGTTGCGAAAACCATCGCCAATATACTGCAAGCACTCCCTAACCGATTTTTGAAAGCCTGGTGGTGGTTCTGGATTCCTTTTCCACTGTTCAATAAATTTTCTGTCCACACCAAAGGCATCACAAAAAATATCTTTCACAGGATTGGCAAAAGCACTTCTTTTCCATGATTCAATCTTATCTCCCAAATAGTCAGAGACAACATCTTTGCCATTGTCACGTTGTCCAAAACAGCAGATGAATTGCATTTTTTCCCCTTCTTTATAGTTTTTCATAATTTATTTTATAACATTTTACAGTCAATTAGTCAATTATATTGTTGAGACATTCAAGAGACATATATGTTCAAAAAAAAAGAAGTCGAAAAAATCTGTGGCAACTGCCTTCTATATAACCATGAAAAAAAAGAATGCAAAGTCGCAGTTCTAATCGAAGGTCAAGAATATCACATGCCGGTCTTTCCAAAAGATAAATGTCATATGGATGAACTAAACATTTCAGTTCAACAAGTGCGTTGGTGGGTTGAAGACGAAAAAGGAAACCCAACCGATAAAAGCGGCAAAGTAAAAATAGAATATCCTACAAATTTTTTTGGGAAGGAATAAAATGAGTTGTGGACCACCATATTGTTTGGGACCAGAAGGAACAGGCTGCGTTCCGGTACAGGCAAACGGCAGACCTTGTAGATCATGCAAATGCTGTCCGCCAGAATGCTATGAAAGAATAGACTTCCAAATAAGATGCGGAACATCGGGATCACAAATGGTAGATCCACCGCCTGACTACTTTTGTTGCAACACAAGGGGCTTATTTACTTTTTGCTGCGGGGACCCAAATAGTTCCTGTCCAGATTGTAATTGCTTTCCTGGAACACCCGAAGATCAACCCAATTATACAAATTGTGGTGAACTACCTTACTTTAACAACAGTTATTTAAAATATAAAAAAATTCGAATAGATAGACCGCCTTTAAAAGATTATCATGATTTTTTGGGATTTTCATCAGATGACTATTTAAATAGTGATTATTATTTTTCACTAAAAGAAGAAGTTCAAGCATTAAATGAAGTGCCATCACCAGGAGGAACAACGTGCGGTCCAGATGTTCCCGTAACACCATGCGAAATTCTTCAATGTTCAATAACCACTTCAGGATGTTGTATTGCTTGTACTCCTCAATCAAGCACTATTTGCCTTCCACAAACAGATTGCGGACTTGGTGTTGGAGCGCCATATGAATTAATTATGGGATCAAGTTTTGTAATAATTGGAGATGGAACGGTAAATATTAACATACCAGATCCTCCATGTGGCGCCATATGCAAGTATATAAATGGCATAGAAAGATCATCTGCCTCTCTTAAAAACTGCGACCAATTTAGCTTTTATGTAGAGGGTAAATTTAAAAGTTTTGAATGTTGCAACTGCTGTATCAGAACAGGCAACGAATTTTTTATAAAAAAAGTTTGGGGAGCCGCTGGATTCCGCGAATACAACAAAAACATCATGCAGAAAAATTTAGCTGAGAAGATGAAGAAGATCAAGTTTTAACCTTTTTAGCAGCTTCATAAGATTCTTTAGCCAAATCTTCTTTCATATTTGTAAGTTTTTTAAATTTATCGAAATCTAAACCTGCAACATCTTTGCAGGTTTTTATATTGTTTGCATATAATTTCGTCGCACGTGCCTTCCCAATATTTGGCATCTGACAAAGATCTACCAAGTGAGTTGGAACTCCATTTACAATTCTTGACTCCAAAGTTTTGAAAAACGCACTCTTATTCCAATTTCCGCCGAATCCATCTAAAGCTGTTAAAACCTGAGAAATTCTAGGATAATCGAACTGCAAACTTCTCTGCAAGGAAGCGTTTGAGGTTGAATTATTTCCACTGAGCAAATTGAAATAGCAATATCCTGATTTAATTGCTCCATCTGTAAAATATTTGCCAAGAATAGTTCTACGAACCTTTGCTGCAAAATCTTCAATTTCTGATTTCTCTGCCTTAGACACAATACCAGTTCTGGATGAATCTATATCTCCTAATGCCATAGCAAGATAGAGATCATTTTCTTCTCGCTTCTCAGCAAAAAGAATTTTAAAATTAAAATACAAAGCAGATGCATCAAATGGACTGAAGTAAAACAGACTTGAGACTTTTCCAACAGCACAGCATTTCCATTTTCCATCTTCTTGTTGATAAATTGCACCAAACTTTCTCAAAAGCTCAAGTGTCTTTTCCGCAATGGAATCATCAAATTCTTTGCTTTGAAAATAGGCAAAACTTCTTTTGTACCAAACATTTACATCTTCAGTTGTTTCGATATCTTCGTGATAAATTTCATTGACAAGGTGAAAAGCCAAGACTTTATGATGATCTCCAAACTTCTCTAAAAGTTGAGATTCAATTCTGTTTGGCTTGCTAAACTTCTTTCTGTACTTTGCCTCTTCTTGTCGCGGAACAAGAACATAGGCGTCCCCCATAGGATCAATTCCAAGTCTTCCAGATCGTCCAATCATTTGCAAAACGTCATGTGTTTCAACTTCTTGAATGCCACGATGAACACCAAGAATAATGACACGTCTTGCTGGGAGATTCAAACCCCAAGCCAAAGTTGAGGTTGCAACAATGACTCTGAATTTTGGATCATTTTTAAAACGATCTTCTACTTTAGCTCTTTCAGCAGATTCCAAGTCGGCATTGTGAAACTGAGCTTCAATTCCAAAAGACTTCAATTCCTGTTTCATCATCTCGCCAGTTCTTTTTGTATGAGCAAAAATCAAAAACTTATCATCTGGATAGTTTTCAACAATTTGCATAGCAGAGCTAACTTTTTCCTCTTCAATCTGGTCGTATCTTCCAACATCATGGTAAGACTCATAGTGAACAGTCAAAGGCACTGGTCTATACTGAGACGAAAGCATGAAGGTCTGTCTTTTTGTCAGGCAATAAGAAATCCAATCGGCAATTTCTTCTACATTTGGCATAGTTGCAGACAACAATACGATCCGTGCGTTCTTGTTTATTTCTGTAAACTTCATCAGCCCAACTTCCAAGTGGTCTCCACGACCAGGAACAGTTAGCAAATGGGACTCATCAATAATAAGTGTGCCGATTTCTTTAAGAAACTTGTTTTGTTCAGATTTATAGTTTCGACTTCTATGATTTAACATTTCAGAAGTCATAATGATTAAATTGGCATCATTAAGTTCTTGGGCACGATCTTTTGTAAGTCTATAATCGCCTGTGCAAATTGATATTTTTTGATCAGAGAAATGATATTTTGGATCTGTCCAATCGTTAATTTTTTCGCGAGCCAAAGCACGAAGTGGAGCCAAGAACATGCCTTTGCCACCACGACGACGAATTTCATCGGCGAGAAACATTTCAGCGATTACTGTTTTCCCTGCTGATGTTGAAGCAGCGATGATGCCGTTGATGTCATCTTGGTTATAAAGTTCAAAAACCCTGCTTTGAACAGGATTAAAACTTTCAAACTTCCACTGTGCATAAGGGTATTGAGAGGTTGCCACAAGAACAGGTTGATCAGAGACTTTTTGAACTGGTGGCACTTTATTTCCTTTTTTTGGAGAACTCTTCGGCATATTCTTTCCTTATGGTAGCAAATTAAAAGTCAATAGCAAGATCAATCGGACATACAATATATAAATGAGTAACATTTTATTAGCAAGGAGTGCACATTTTATGTACGAAAAAATTGTCTTGCCAAGAAATTGGGATTTTATATCATCCCTTTTAGATTTTATTCCAAATTCAATCTTGGCTGGAAGTATTGTAGACCATGTTCACCTATCTTCCGATGTTGATACAGATGCCAGAATTCTTAAAGATATCGATTTGGAAATAGACCAACAAGATTATCAAGAATTATTGTCAAAGTGCAATATTGCCTATTCTGGCGAACCTGTAAAAGAAATTAAATTTTTAGATTTAGATTTAAGATTAACAAAATTTGAACTTTACACTTCAATTTTGATTTATCAAGGAAGCTATAAGAACAAACCTATTGACGTTTTTGTTATTCCAGAAAAAAGAGATTTTGAAACATTTAAAATTAAAGATTTTGATATTCGGATTCAAACAATTTTTTCAAGAAAAGAAGTTATTGATAGCGTGTTAGAGATTGATGCAAAAAATGCAAAGCCTATGACTAAAATATGGCTTAAAAACAAACAACAGATTCTTTCTAAGAGAAAAAACATACTTGATAAAAAATTAGCATCTATGGAGGGAAATTGAAAAATATTCAAGAAAATTTAAAAAAATTAAATACCAGCCACGAACAAGTCACAAATCTTGTTCCTGATCTTTTTTATTACAGCGACGAAGCTATGGTTTCAGAGCTAGGACCAACATTAGTAAATACTTTTTCTGTGCAAAATGATGGAAAAATAGTAATCTGTGGATCTGGTTTGACCGACGACTACAAAGGCGCATACTCAAACAGTTTCTTTTTAGAATCCAACAGTTCAGTTATAAGAATCAACTCTGATGGATCGATAGATAAAACTTTTGTTGGACCTAGTTCGCAATTCAATGCGAATTTTGTAACAATCGATATTCAAGCAGATGGAAAAATAATCATCGGTGGTGATTTTGCTTATGAGTACAACTCAAAAACTTATGATCACATAATAAGACTAAACACAGATGGATCGATTGACGAAACTTTCAATTCTGGGTTCTCCACTTTGTTTGACAACTCTGTGAACAAAGTTTTCGCCTTAAGCGATGGCATTTTAGTGACAGGAGATTTTATTGACTATGATGGAACTGTAACATACAATTTAGTAAAATTAAATTTGGACGGAACTCTCGATACGGATTTTAACACAAAAATAACATTATTAGCCGGTAATTACGACATCGAGAATATCGACATATGCCCTTTATCAAATGGAAAAATCATATTTTCTTATATTGATGGCGGAAATAAAAAAATAGGAAGGCTTAATGCTGATGGATCTGAAGATGAATCTTGGTCATGCAATGCCGTTTTTACAAATAGTTCAATAAGAATTATCGAAGATTCAAACAACAATATTATTGCATCCGTTGACGGGACGATAGTTGATGGCGACACATATTACGTGATAGCAAGATTTGATTCGGCGGGTGTTATTGATGATACGCTTGTCTATCCGGAACCACAAGAAGAACTTAGCTTGATCGCATTAGAATCACAACCAGATGGGAAAATTCTTATTGGCGGTTGGATTTATGATTATGGTGGCGAGCTTCAAAGATATATTCAAAGATTGAATACCGATGGATCTTTAGACAATACATTTTCAACACCATATTCATTTGATTTTATTGTAATGCAAATCACATATCTAGGGA